TTATCTAAAGACTTACAGCCTAAAGCCGGGGAAATATTACGAAGGCTTTCCGAACATTTAAATTTGCAAATTTTAATGGTAACTCACAACGCGGATATGATTAATTCGGCGCATAAGGTTTTTGAAGTAAGTCAGAATAAAAGCACTGGAATATCGAAAGTAGTAGAAAGGAGTAATTAAATGAAAAATATAATTTGTAACGAAAATGAAGAATTGCGTATGTTAATTCCTCCGTATATGGATATTGCAAAAATGTATGATTCATTAACCGAATTATATAAGGCCGCTAATGATAAAACTGTTATAGATGAAATAGTAAAACAAATAAGTATGCCTATGCTTACAGTGGTAAATAAAAAATGAAAACTTATTTAACTCCAGTGCAAAAGAAATGGTGTTATCGCGGATTTTATTTTGGTATTTTTGTAGGTTTTGCTATTGGAATAAGTGTAATAGCAATAGTGATGTCGATATGACTATTCAAGAATTAAAGGGGGTAAAATCAAATACAAAAGTTTTTGATATACTTACGGGGGAAGAATTGGAATTTATTATGTATGATGAAAACGTTGCTCATGCGGGCGCTCGATGTCGTAATGAAAAAGGAATAACGTATTGGGTGCATCCTAAAGATTTACTTTTTATTAGGAAGGTGTAAAAAATGAAGAAGATTTTTATTATTGCGTTGCTTGCGGTTATGGCTTTGGGATTTGTTTTTGCGGATGATCCGTCTAAGCCGGTTACGTTTAGCGGGAATGTTATGACGGGATTGCGCGCGGATATTACCGAAAATGAACAGGTAATTTACGCTAACGAAGATTCCAACGGAACGCCTATTTGGGCTAATTTCCGCGTTGATTATTCTATGGACACTAACGCGGGAATTACGTTGAATTTCCGTACTAAGGGAACCGATGTTAATTCAAAGAATCAGTCAACTTTTTATCCTTTCCTTAATCGCGGGTTTGTTTGGGGAAAGTTTGCTAATGGACAGGCGCGCGTAAGGTCCGGTTATCTTTGGGATTCTGATTTCGAGTCAAGTAATAATGGATGGGACACGGCTAGTAATTATGAATGGGTTACTGAGCTTGTTTTCTTCCCGGCTAAGAATCTTGAAATCGGTATTACTCTTCCGACGCCCTATGATAAGATGGATCTTGACGACGCCTTGAAGAATATTACATACGGTATTGTTTATTCTCCGGCCGGTTTTAGATTTTCTGCTATGGGGGAATATGGCGATGTAGAAGCCACTAGGGCGGTTAATTTCGGCGTAGATTATACCGGATTTAAGAATACACTTCTTAGGGTTGAGGGTGATTTACAGCAAGTTGGATATGGCGATCTTGGATATAATCAATTGTTCCAGGAAATCGGTTATACTTTCGGCGCTATCGCTTCTAACGTTCAGGTTACGGAATGGCTTTATAAGGATGGAAGCGCAAATAAGATTAAGTTATACCCTAACTTGACTTTGGCTAGTGGTGATCTTACTTATTTCGCCGGATTTAATTTAACGATTACTGAAGGCGTTGATGATTTGTATAAGCAGTTGGAGATTAGTATTAAGGCCCCTTTCAATGCTAAGGCGAGCATTAAGGGCGGTTCTTATTTTACGTTTGATCCTGCCGCTGATTTTATGTTTAGCCCCTATGTTGAATTTGTTGCTAGTTTCTAAAATAAAATAAATAAGGTGTGGCCCCGTGCCAAACGGGGCAGGAGCAATTAATATGGCATTTTATAGGAAGAAGCCCGTAGTAATAGAAGCGGTTAAATGGGATGGTACTAATTTAAAAGAAATTATCAATTTTATTGGATTGCATGAGTCGGCTAAAAAATGGTCGTGGGAAGAGTATGAAGAGGTTGTTAAAATTCAAGGATTAAAGATATTTACGTTAGAAGGGCCTTTAGTTGCTTCTATCGGCGATTTTATTATTAAAGGTATTAAGGGAGAATTTTATCCGTGCAAGCCCGATATTTTTGAAAATACATATGAATTGGTAAAGGAGTAAAATATGAAGAAGGTTCTTTTTTGTTTTTTGATTTGTATTATTTCGGTTTTTTCTTTTGCGTCCGGGGCGGCTGAAAGTCCCGATACTTTGGTCGTACTTCACGGCGGTGATACTATTTTCGGCGATACTTCTATGTTTAAGCTTTCCGAGGAAAAGTTTCATAGAGATTATCCGAATATTAAAATAGTTTGGAATAAGCTTGATCTTTCCGATGGATCAACGTTGACGATGGACGCTATGCTTGCGGCTGGAACGCCTCCGAATGTTTATACTGATTCGATGGTTAGGGCTTCTAAGTATATGGTTAAGGAATACGCTTATCCGTTGAATAAGGTTAGGGATTTAAATAAATATAATGCTGGTGTTTTGGATCAGTTTTACCGCGATGGCGATTTAATGGCGCTCCCTCAACCGGGCGGCGCTCAGGCTATTTGCGTTAATACGGATATTTTGAAAGAGCTTAATTATACTATTCCTAATAATTGGACTGTTGACGATTATTTAGAATTAGCCGAAATGATTAAGGTTAAGTACGGCGGTAAAAAGTTTATTACTATGCTTTTTGCGGCTAATCAGTCCGGTGATTACCTCTTGCATAACTGGTTTGAAGTTTTCGGCGCGCATTATTACGCCGATGGAAATTATGATAATGCCGCTATTGCGAAGACGGGCGGTGAAAAGGCATATCAATTTTATTCTAAGTTGATTAAGAATGGATATGTTCCCGCGAATGCCGCAACGTTGTCCGATGATGATTACGCTATGCAGTGGTATTCAGGTAATTTGGTAGCGACGCCTTTTTTTCCTTCTTGGGTAGCGCCTTATTTCAAGACGGCAAAAGATCAGGGAATGTCGAATTTCAATTACAAGTTTGTACCGTTCCCGAAGGCTTCAAAAAGCGGAAAAGGAATCCCGCTATACGTCAATGGGGCGGCTTGGGTAGTTCATAAGACTGGAACCGAAATTGATAAGGCGGCGGCGCGCTTAGTTGAATATATGAACGATGCCGAAATCCAAGGTTTAATGGCTAAATATGTTGGAGTACCGCCGAATCGAAAGGATGCTATTTATCAGCCTACAGACGAGGGAACTTTGGACGTTATGTTTATTGCTAAGGCGTTTGGATTTTACGATGCTGGTGTAACTGATCCTCGGTTCACGGAGCGTCGGAGCCTTCAATACCCAATTCTTCAGGATTTGTTTAATGGAAAGATTAAGCCGAAGGAAGCCATTGAACTTTATGAATCTAAGCTTTCTAGTATTAAGAAGTAATTAAATGAAAAATATATTGCTTCTTCCTGCGGTTATTTTCTTTTTATTATTTACTCTATGGCCGTTGGGGGAAGTGATATATTTATCGTTATTAAAAACTAATTTTATTACTACTTCATTTATAGGATTTCAAAATTATATAGATTTATTTTCAGATACAGTTTTTATTCAGTCTTTTTTTAATAGTATTTTTTACGCTTTATTATTAGTTCCTGGTCAAATAATATTATCATTAGTAGTGTCATTATCGATTTATAATCTTTCTAAGAAATGGCAAGATATTTCTAGGATTATTTTTTACATTCCGGTATTAGCGGGGGGTATTATTTTAGCTTCTATTTGGAAATGGATTTTTCATGTAGATGGGTTAATAAATTATCTATTAGGTTTTTTATCAATAGGTAAAGTATTTTTCTTTTCTCAGGGAATAACGGCTATACCGGTAATTTCTTTTATAGTTATTATTACTTCATTTGGTTCTTATGTAATAATAGTAATTGCAAATATATTATCGATAGATAAAACTATTTTTGAAGCAGCTAAAATCGATGGAGCAAATCAGATTCAAATAGATTTATTTATTATTATCCCTATGATAAAAAAAACTATACAATTAATTGGTTTATTATCTATAATAGCGGCATTCCAGATTTTTGAAAATATTTATGCTTTATGCCCACAATCATATGCGGCTACTATGACGTATGAAATATATAGAACTTCATTTAAAAATTCTAAATATGGTTTAGCTTCGGCTATGTCTATTGTTTTATTAATAATTATTTTAATTATATCTTTAATTAAGAGGAGTATCGAGCGTGAAAATGAATCAGTATGATTATAATATGAAAAATATAGAACTATCTGGTAAAAGATGGATTCTATCTAAATTTGCGGAGGAGTGCGCAGAATTAAGCGCGGCGATACTTCAATATTTAAATAAAGATATCGATAGTTTAAAAAAGATAGAGAAAGAAATAGCCGATGTAAAAATAGAAATGAATTATTATGAATTAATGTTTAGTGATAATAATATTATAAAGTATGAACGAATTAAGTATAAGGCAATAAATAAGAAAATTAGAAAAATGATGAAGGAAAATAAAAGGAGGTCTGAAGTATGAACGATTTCTCACCTGAAAAGTTTAGGTCTATTTATTATATTGGTAGGATAGTTAGGCATCGCGGAGAAAGGAAAGTAATTAAAATAGCTTCTATAAATAATGAAGGCGGTGCGCTCATTGTTTTTGTAGATGGGACAAAATGCAAAAGTTTAATCGATATTGAATTAGATGGGAGACGATAATGAAATGCCCAGTTTGCAAAGGTGAAGGAGAATTTATAGATGACGTTATTGATGGAAGAATCGAAATAAAATACCCATGCGGTTATTGTAATAAAAAAGGAGAAGTTAATTTATTTAGATGGTTGTATTGGAAATTGTGTGTAGAAGAAAAGTATAAAGTATGATTAAAAAGTTATTTCTAATATCATTTTTTATATTATTATTATTTCCTATTTATATGATGTTTATAGGAAGTTTATCTGATATTTATGGCGTAATGAGGATGCCGCCGCAATTATGGCCGAAGCATCCTATTTTAGATAATTATTTGAAAATGCTTCAATGGCCGTTATTAAAATGGCTGTATAATAGTTTAGTAGTTGTTATTATTTCAACAGTATTATCAATATTAGTTTCTTCTTCAGCTGGATATATTTTTGCTTTTTATGATTTCAGATTTAAAAATATATTATGGTCGTTATTTTTAATTGGTATTATGATTCCAAGAATATCATTATTAATTCCTATGTTTGTTATTATTCGTAAATTAGGATTAAGCGGGACATTATTAGCAGCTATATTACCAATAGTATTTTCCCCGTTCAATTTATATTTGGCTAGAAATTATTTTGAATCTATACCAAAAAGTTTATTAGAATCAGCACGAATAGATGGGGCTAGAGAATCTATAATATTAGTAAGGATCATAATGCCTATAAGCGCGCCAATAGTGACTTCATTAGGGCTTTTTTCGGCTATAGGGGCTTTACAGGATTTCATATGGCAGATGCTAGTACTCCAAAAAGATACAGTAAAAACGCTATTAATCGGCATGATAGGCGAAGTTTCGCGGCGTGGCGGGGGTGATTTGAATATAAATCCATTAGGTCGAGGTTTTGCAGTATCGATTATTTTAATGCTTCCGTTAATAATAGTTTTTTTGGTTTCAAATAAATATTTTATTAATGCGATGGATGGGTTTGATTCTAAATAATAAAGGAGAAAATAGATGAAAGAAAATGAAACTTTTAGTGAATATGTATTACGACTTGTTAAATGTAAAGAGCTAGATAAAACGCTAAGAAAAGAAGCAGCTAAAAGATTAGTTGAAATGTGGAATAACGGTAAAACTGATAAGTATAATAAAAAGATAAAGTTTGTTCGTTTAAAAGAAGATCCATGTTTATCTGAATTATTTGTATGGGAAAAAACAAAAGAAGGAAAGGAATATTGGCAAAGTATATTTGATAAAGGATTTTAATTATGGGCAATTTAAGTATGGATATAGGAAGTCGCGTTGCTATAATATCTAAATTAGATACATTTAAACATAAATGTTATTTTATAGGATATGGTATTTTTTCCGATAGATGTTTAATTCCGTTTAATAAAAATCTTAATCGAGACGGTAAAAAATTAAGTAAATTAAATGGATTGCATTGCAAGTTTATTACTGATGATAATAAAATATTTTATGATTATGAATGTTGGATAATTTCAGAAGAACGATTTAAAAAAGTATTTATTGAAGATGAATATAAAGAAGGCTGGAAAGTTATTAGGGTGAATAGAAAGAGTAAACATTAAAATGAAAACAAATAATGAAATTTATAATGATTATTGCAAATTATTTAATATCGGAGCGCCTATTTTTTTAAAAAGTGGAATAGAAAGAACTTTATCATATGAAATTTATGCATTAAAAGTTAGATTAAAGGAATTATTTCAAGAATTTATAAATAGTTTTAAAGGAGCACTTAATGGAAGAAAATAAAAAGCCTTTTGTTTTAGGGTTGATTACTGCTAGAGGCGGTTCTATAAGATTACCTAGAAAAAATATAAAGCTATTTTGTGGTCATCCTCTTGTAGCTTGGAGCATTATTCAATCAAGATGTTCAAGATTAATAGATGCTACAGTACTGACGACCGATGATGATGAAATTGCTTCTATTGGTGAAAAGTATGGCGCTATTGTTATTCGTCGTCCGGTAATGGATGATGATACTACGGCCGGAGTTCCTTTTAGAATGGCCGTAGAAGAATTAGAAAAAGGCGGAATGGTAATCGATCAAATAGTTTCCATGCTTCCAACTTCGCCATTAAAAAAGCCTTCTGATTTAGATGATTTAATTTGGGCTTTTCAATATCATAATAGTTTTTGGAATAATTATAAACAAACTGAATTGAACGTAGAAGAAAATGAAATGGGAACTTTCTCGCCTGATAGGGAAGCATTTTTATTTAAGAATGTTGAAGATATGACTAATAATTATAATGTCGCTTATCATGTTAGAAGAGAAATAGCAGATAAAAACTGGCATTATTCTAAATTAGCCGGAGGATGGGGAATAGCGAAACGAGATTATTTAATGAAAGTTTGGGGAAGTAACCCAGAAAAAGATTCTATAATAGATGCTAATTTAATGGATTATATGTTTGATAAAAAGCAGAATGTTTTAGGTTACGCTATTGAGCCTTGGCAATGTTTTGAAACTGATTATGATCATTATTTTAAAGTGTGCGAAGTTTTAATGGAGGAGTTTATTTTAAAGGGAAAAGGAATGGATGTTTATACTCGATATGCTAGAAACTTTAGAAAGGTAGTAAAAATAAATGATTAAAAAGGAAAATAATAATGAGTGAAGTATTAAATCCCGATTTTAGAAACGACATAGAAAAAAAGTACGGAAAAGGAATTGGCCCTGGGGAATCAACTATTCATAGTTCTAATGAATATAATCAAGGAACTATTCAAAAGCAATTAGCTCATGAGCAATTGAATTCCGCTATGAACTGGAAAATAATTATTGATGCTATTAAATCTGGCCGTGCTAGAGATATTGCCGATGAGCCAAAAGTTGATAAAACGCCTTGCTTTATTTTAGGTTCCGGCCCTTCTTTAGATGATTCTATAAAATATTTAAAAGATTGGAAAGGTGGAATTATTTGTACTACTTCCCATGCTTTAACTTTAATGTACCATGGAATAGAACCAACACATATTTTAGTATTAGATCCATTTTGTATTGATAAAGAAATAGAAGGTGTTGATTGGAGTAAAACGAGAACTAAATTAATAGTGCATCCGGGTGTTCATCCTAGTTTAATTGAAAAATGGCCTAATGAAATACTTTTATATATCCAGAATAGTGGTCGCCCTGATTCATTTTATGCCAACGCTCAAAAAATAATGTATAGTCATCGTGAAGGCGAAGATTTAAGAAATCCAATATTTCATTTTTATATTCGTACTGAAATGATGATATTTGCTTGTTCACCGCCTATGCAATTATTTGCCGCTGATAAATTAGGATACGGGACTATATTTTTAGCCGGTTGTGATTTTGCATATCATAATGATAAAAGTAGGTTTACTGATTATACGGTTTCTATTCCTGAAAGATTAATCGAATGCGATAACGCCCCTCCTGTAAGAATAGAAGCTAAATGGGAAAAACATGAGCATCCGTTCGTAAAAAATGAAACAATGAAATTAACCAATAATGGTTTGTATTCAGAAGAAGTACATTTATATTATAAAAAGAATATGATATCAGCATGGAGACTATCATTACAAAATGTTTATACAACAGATCATGGGGCTATGCCAGAAGTTCCTTATACCGATATTAAAAAAGTAATTAGAAAACAGGGCTTAGAATATCCGAAACAAAGTAAGCAATTTATTTCAAAAATTACTGAACGTTATTTAGCTTCTGTTAATGCGTATGTAGTTGAGGCTGAATTAGGGGTTCTTTTTGTAGAAAGTAATGATTATAAAAAAGAATTGCCATTAATATTAAATAGATTTAAACTAAATTATAAATGTACTAAATGTGGCGCTTTAGTCCAATCAAACGATGGAAACGATCATATAAACGATGTTTGCCCTAATTGTAAAAATAAAACCTTAGTATATGCTAATAAAGTTGATTTTGATTATAATATGAAAAAGTTTGAAAAGTTATATGCTATGACTCATGAAATAGAAAAAGAAGTAATTCCGATTAATGAACAATTAATAGGTCAAAAATTAGAAGAATCATTGAAGAAATAATATGTAAATTAGGCTTAGTAGCGCTGTTGCGAACGGCCTTTGTTTTTTAAGGAATAACTATGAATAAAGTTTATATATCAGGTCCTGTAACAGGTATAGAAAATAAAAATATAGAAGCGTTTAATAATGCTGAAACAATGTTATGGGATGATGGTTATTTTGTAGTAAATCCTTTAAAAATAGAAGTGGAAAAAGAAAATCCTACGTGGTTTGATTATATGAAAGTAGATATAAAAGCATTATTAGAATGCGATTATATTTATATGCTTCCTAATTGGGAAAAAAGTAAAGTTGCTAGAATAGAAAAATTTATAGCTCTTATTTTCGGTATAAAAGAAATATGAATGATTATTTTTTTAAACGTAGAACTAGATATGTAGATGAATATAAAGTAAAAGTAAAGTTTTGTGATTATTCAAAAAAATCCGATATTTGTGTTGCTAGATATATAACTGGAGAATATTTTATTCAGGTTGTTCTTGAAGAAGAAAAAATATTAAATTCTATTACTTTAGTTATTTATAAAATATTAGCTTCTAAAAATAAAGGTTTATTAATTCCTAAATATTTGATAAGGAGAATAAAAAATGAATACGCAAATTCTCGAAAATGAATTAGAACAAAGAATAAAAGAATTTTTGGAATCTTATGATGATTTTATAGGAAATAAAAGATATCTAAACAAAGAAACCTTTTATATAACATTTATGAAATACTTATTGAACAAAATAAAATGATAATAGTAATTATTTTTTATACTTTTTGTTTTATAATATCATTTTTTATTTATGCTTTAATTAGAGTAGGGTCAAAAAAGAAATATTATAGTGATTAAAAGTACTTTAAAATAGATAAAAAATATGTTATAATTAACATCAAGAGGAATACAAAACAATGAAACGTAAAACTAAACGATTATCTACTGAATCTAATATAAGGAAAAAGACAGGGCCAAAAACACTTCATAATGAAAGAATGGATAAAATTGCTTATAATCAAGCGCGTAAAGGTAAATCAAATAAAGAAATATATGAGATATTAGGTATAACGGAACAGTGTGGAATTATATGGAAACGTAAATATAAATCCTTTTATGATGCAATTAAAAATGGAAGAAATGAATTACGCAACGATTTAGTAGAGAAATCATTATTAGATTTAGCATTAGGTTTTGAACATAGTACGCAGAAAGCAATAGCGGTTTCCGATGGAAAAGATATGGGACAACATATTGAAAAGGTAAGAGTAAAAGAATATCATCCGCCACAAATAAAGGCGATAACGTTTTTATTAACTAATAGAAAAGCCGTAAAGGATTACCCAGAAGATGGATGGGCGGATAAACAATCAGTAGAACATAGTGGAACTTTAAATTATAAGGTAACGCCTGATGATGAATTAGAACCGGAAGATAAATAAATGCCTGAAGCATCAATAGATTTACGTGGAATAGCAGAAACAATAAATCCGCATTTTAGACCGTTAATAAAAGATCGCCATCAATTACAGTTAGTGATAGGTGGCGCTAATAGTTCTAAATCATATTCATACGCACAAAAGATAGTTTACCATTCTATTAGAGAAAAGTATTATCGTTGTTTAATGATGCGGAAAGTAAAAAAAGATGTAAAACATTCTGTATACGATCAATGTAGGGAAGTTATATTTAATTGGAAGATGGAAAAGTTTTTCGATTACAATAATACTGAATCAAACGTAATATGTAAATTAAATGGGAATGATTTATTAGGCGTAGGATTAGACGACGTAAATAAATTAAAATCATTTCAAAACCCTAATGCTGCTTGGATGGAAGAAGCTGATCAAGATACTTATAATGATTATATTCAAACTGATTTACGTTTACGCGGACCTGATGGATGCATAATTCAATTAGGGATGACTATGAATCCCATTTCCGCGCAACATTGGATTAAATTACAGAAATGGGATTTTGTCGATGAAAATACTTTAAAGCACCATTCTACTTATAAAGATAATCATTTCTTAAATCCTGAAATAAAGAAAAGGATGGAAACTAGATATAATAATGATCCGTATTATTATGATGTTTATGTATTAGGTAAATGGGGAATCTTTTCTAATGGTGTATTTAGTAATTATATTATAGAAGATTTTGATTATACTGAAGATGATTTAGAGAATGTGTTTCAAGGAATGGACTTTGGCTTTGAACACGCACAGACAATAGAAAGAGCTGGATTTAAAGATGGTGAATTATATTGTTTCGATGAATTATACGAAAAACATAGAACTAATACGCAATTTATAGAAGATAGTAAAGACTATTTCGGCGATAAATTATATTCTATGTTCATTACGGCTGATTCTGCTAACCCAGATAAAATAAAAGAATGGCAAGATGCTGGATTTAGAGTAGAAGGCGCAAAGAAAGGCGATGGATCTTTACGATACGGAGTTGAGTTTCTAACAGGATTAAGGATTCATATACATAAGAGTAAATGTCCTGGATTAGCGAAAGAAATACAATTATTCAAGCGTAGGGAAGATAAAGAAGGAAATGTAACTGAAGATTTTGTAGAAACACTAGACGATGGAATAGCAGGGTTAAGGTACGGAAGCGAATTTATATGGAATAATAGGAATAGGGTTTATTATGATCCGGGCTACGGATTAGACGATTTAGGTCTATAATATAAGTAAGAGGTATTATAGAATGAGTAGAAGTTTTAAGCATAATGCAGTAATAAAAGATCATACTAAAGGTGAAAAGAAGCGAGCGAGTAAAAAGGCTAGAAAATTAGATTTAGCTAGTGGCGGTAATTATAAAAAGGCTTTTGATAGTTGGAATATTCATGATTATAAATTTAGATTTGATAAATATAATATCTGGCATTTAAGTATGGGTTTACTAGAGTTTATTAAAAAATGAAAATATATTATAATATGATAAAAGGGAGATTTAAAAAATGAGCATATTAAAAACTGAAAAAGAAAAGTTATCTAATGAAGATATATTAAACTACATTTCCGATTACGATAGTAAAACAGTTCCATTTCTAAATAAATTATGGGCTTATTACAAAGGTGAAAATACCAAAATAATTGATAAGCCCAAGCCCGATGCTAATAGCCCTGATAATAGATTAATAATTGCATATGGTAGAAAGTTAGTTACTACCTGGACCGGTTACGGTTGGCGTCCACGTTATATTACTTATAAGGCCACGAAAGAAACCGATCAATCTATAGAAAATAGCGATAATTTAGAATTAACCGATGAACAGAATAAAGAGACTTTAACCCAAGACGAGATATACGTAAAAGAATTACAAGAAACGTTTAATTTAAATAATGAACATATTAAAACTTCAAGAGCCGGACGTAATATAGGCATATTCGGCGTATCATACGAGATTGTTTATATAGATAAGGTGTTTAATTTATTAGATTCTACGCAGAAAGCGGAGCCTAAATTCTTTACCGTTGATCCTAGAGAAATGATTTTATTATATGATTATGATTCAGAGCCTAAAAAGAAAATGGCCATACGTTATTATGAAATAGATAAAAATTGGTATAAGGTAGAAGTATATTATAAAGACGTAATAGAAATATATGATCGTAAGCGAGAAGAGCAAAGTAATAAATGGTTATTAACTATTGATTCTACTTACCTTAATTTTTTCAAAGATATTCCTGTAGTTGCTTATTACGCCGGTGATGATATGTTAGGCGTAATAAAGCCCGTAATGAGTTTAATCGATGCTAATGACGCTTTATATTCAGATTCTATGAATGAGTTTGATAAATTCGCTTTCGCTTATATGATTTTAAAAGGCTATCGTTTAACTAATCCTGTTGATATGAAGACGCCCGGAAAGTCTAGTGAAACTTTAGCTAATATAAAAAAGAAAAGAATATTTGAAGATGTGCCTAGAGATGCGGAAATAAAATTTTTATTAAAAGATATTCCTAAAGATTTTATTGAATTTATGTCAAAGAATCTAAGAGAACAAATACACATCCAAAGTCATGTGCCTGATTTTAATTATATGGCTACTGGATCGTTAAGCGGTGCAGCAATAGAAAGATTAATGTTTGATTTTGAAAACTTAGTATCATCTAGTGATGCTGATTTTGACGTAGGTTTATTAGAAAGAATCAGATTAATAACTATTATTTATAAGTTAGAAGGCAGGCCGATAGGTAATAATGATATGATTACTATTAGCCATAAAAGGAATATACCTTTTAATTTATTAGAAATGGCGCGAACGGCTGTACAAATGAAAACGGCTGGGTTTAGTTCATATTTAATAGCTGATATTATGCCCGATGATATTATTCCTAATATTCAGGTTGAATTGGCTAGGCAGAGAAAAGAAAACGAAGAAATGATAGGAAATGATTTAGAGGGCTTGGGTAGTGATGGGTTAGAAGAAAAGCCCATAGAAGAAATAAATAACGATAATCAAAATCTATAATAATAGTAAGGAGATTATAGATTATGAATAATGTTATGATCGACATCGAAACTTTGGATACTGCGCCCACTTCTATCATTTTATCAATAGGCGCGGTTTACTTTGATTCAATTGGATTAGGGAAAGAATTTTATCAGCCGGTAACTTTAGCTAGTCAAGAAAATAGAACTTGGTCGGCATCTACACTATTATGGTGGATGACTCAAAATGAAGAAGCTAGAAAAGCGGCATACTTAAATGAATCGGCTATAAGTTTATATAATGCATTGCAAGAATTAGGAAGCTTTATTGAATCTTCAGATAATTTAATATGGACTAATGGACCTGATTTTGATGCTACTATTTTACAAGATGCATATCGACAATTAGGTTTAGTAGTTCCATGGAAGTACAGCAATAATAGATGTTATCGAACATTTAGGAGTTTCCATAAAGAAATTCTAATAACTAGATTAGATGCTCACAATGCTTTAGCCGATGCTAAATATCAGGCTTTACATATGATAGAGTGGTTTAAAGGAGAAAAAGGATGAAGCGCAAGAGTAAGAAGACGTTTTTTGAATTAAAGGTTACATTTTATTTTGATTTGTTTAGGTTTTTTATTGGCGGTATGTATGATGAAAAGGGTAAGTCCATACATTTATCTCTAATTCCGTTTTTTGTTATTAAGTTAGAAAATGGCAGTAATTTAATTAAAGGTAAAATAGAATCAATAGAGTGCTTAGATGGCAGTGGAAATAAATCGTATGTCGATTCTGGTTTTAATAAGATTGATATTAATAAAGTTACTGGAGATGTTACAAAAAGTGCGCGTATAAAAACAAAAGCGAATATAGATAATATAGTACGGCCAAAAATAATACCAAAAGATACTTCAAATAGTGCAATTGGGTATTCTCCAAAAGATACTTCAAATAGTGCAATTGGGTATTCTTCAAAATACGGCTTTTCTACAAAGACGTTCAAAGAAGCTAAAAAAGAATTATTAAATCGTGGAAAAAAGGTTAGATAGTAATTAAGTACGCCTCTGAGAATTATCCCAGAGGCTGTTTACTTTTATAGGATATTTAAAAATGCCTAGACAATTGTCCGATTTAGAAAAACAAGCTTTTACTCAATTACTAAAGAATGAAAAGAAATATCAATACCAAGTTCAAAAAGCCTTAGCTGATTCATTAATTTCTATTCGTGGGGAAATGTCAAAGATATATTCTAAGTATGCAAAGAACGGTATTTTAACCCGTGCTGAAATGACTAAGTATAATAAATATCAAACTATGGAAAAACAGATATTAAAAGTATTGGAACCGGCAATAGCAAAAAATATAGCTACTATAAAGAAATTAATGCCTGAACAATATAATGAATCTTTTTTCCGCTATGCTTGGGCGATGGATCAAGCCGTTGGTGTTAATTTAAATTACGGTATATTAAATCAGAATATGATTAATGAATTATTTTCTATTACGAATCCTAAAAATATAGAATTGGCTAATGCTTTACATAATTATGGGCCTAATGCTAAAAAGTATTTACGAAATGCGTTATTACAAAATCTTTCTATTGGTAAATCATATGCATCGATGATAAAAGATATTCGTATTGGTTTAAATAAAACTTATAATGAGGCTATTAGATTAATAAGGACTGAAGGGCAACGAGCATTAAATAAAGGGCAGAATGATTTATATTTAAAAGCCATGGCTAGTGGTGTTGAAGGCGTAGACGTATGGGATGCAACTTTAGACGGCCGGACGCGCATAACTCATAGAAGAATGGATGGAGTAAAAAGAAATGAAGAAGGTTATTTCGAGCCTATACACGCTAGACATCCTTTAGATGAGAATTTACCGGCTGAAGAAGCGATTAACTGCCGATGCCACTTAAGATTTGAAATAGAGGGATATAGTCCGCAATTACGGCGAACTAGAGAACAGGGAATTATTCCGTATATGCCGTATGAAGAGTGGGAAAAGAATTACGGTCCTACTATTCATAAATAAAAGGAGATTTATGGCCAGAATTAGTCCGTTAATAATACCGACGATTGAAGTACAAAATATTTTATATACAGAATGTAAAAAATGTGATTGGCTAAATTATGGAAGTTGTACTTGTCCTGATGGGGCTTGTCCTAGAATATATCTACTACATAAACTTCTAAAACCTCAAAATGTTGGAAAAATTGAATGTCCGTCCTGTAATAGATTCGTTTATACTTTACGCGATAATGAATGCTTAGATTGTTATGAAAATAGAAAATTACATATAGATATGCCAGGAAGAAAAAAGATATTAAAATTAATAAAGGAAGTAAAAAATGGTAACTGAAGAAGAGTATAAATTAGCTTGTTTACAGAAAGATAGCGCCGAAGATATTATCATTGAATATAATAATCAAAAAAATGAAGAATTTAAAGAACGATTAAAGAATAACCCCATATTTACCGATGATGAATTATTTTATTCGGCTACTGTTAGATGCCCTTGCGGTGCTGGATTAGCTTATCCAAAGGGTTGTACTCCTTTTCATTACTGGGATTGTTCAGATATTTTAAAAGGTATTCAAGATAATAGTGTAAAACATACTGCGCAATTACCTTTTACGATGTATGAAGTAAAAGGAGAAAGCGAACGTAATGGGACCACGCGACCTAAAAAGGAGTAAAATTATGCCGATGAAAAGTCAAGCGCAGAGAAAAAAGTTATGGGCTACTGATCCTGAATTAGCTAAGGAAATGGAAGATAAAACGCCGAAGGGCAAGAGGCGTCCGAAAAAAGTAAAGAAGGCCCAAAAGAAATGAAAAAGCCTACTATTGAACAAGTAGCCTGGGTATTTGAAAAGCTTATTAAGGATATAGGAACATTTAGATATTTAATTTATGATAAAATGGGATTTAAAGCAACTGCGTATAGGCCGCTATACGAAGCGGGCGGGATGGCTATTAATAACGCTTTAGTTGAAATTTACATAGAATGTAATAATGAATTAAATCCAACGATAGTTACTGAAGATGATGGGAGTAAGTGGGTGTCTTTAGATGATTATAATAAATTGAAAAGAAGACTTCCTGTATGAAGGCTATTACATTTAGCGGAGAATTAGAACATGAATCTGTAAAAAGTTTATTAGCTGATATAGATAAAATACCGAATGATGAAAATATAGTTTTATATTTTATGAGTGATGGCGGCTCATTCGTATCTATGGAAATATTTGCTGATTATATAAACAGGAGCCCAAAACGATTTGAAATGGTTTGTTATTGGGAAATGTCTAGTGCCGCGTTTGAATTATTAATACGATTACGTTGTAAAATAATTTTAGGATCGGCGTGTTTAGCTAAATTACATTTATGGTCGAATGAACTTACTTATCGTAATTTAGGTAATTCGAAATCCGTTGATGCATTTTTATTGAATGATTGTGATAAAAGTAATAAAGTATGGCTTGATGAATTAAAATTAGTTGGTTGTACTTTAGAAGAAATACAAGATATCAAGAAAGGTAATGATTTAATATTAGATCAAAAACGAATGATTTGTATAATAAAAAGCATTAGAAAATTAAGAAGGAAAATAAATGATTAATACCACTACTGGAACAAGTATAGAAAATTATTTATCATGGGTAAAGAATGAATTAGATAAAAAAGAATATGGGGAAGTATCCATAACTTTTATCATCCACGACAAACAAGTTGTAGATGTTAAAAAGATGTCGGTCGATAATGAGCATTTTCCTTTAAAGTCAAAAAAATTAACAAGAAATGATATAGATTATTTACATAATATTACGTAGTGTTGAAACGCTTTACATTATTTGATTTTATGTATATAATATAGATATAAGCTTTTCGACCGGTAAACCGGAGAAGGCCAAGGAAATAAGATCGGAATAAAAACCTTTCTTATTTCCTTGGCCTTCTTTTATTTCAAAATTGATAAAAGGGGGATTTAAAAATTGGATAAAGCACGGCAAAGGAAACTGGAAGCTAGGCAACGAAGGCGCGATTCTTTAGCGAATTTCGGGGCCGTTTCTCAGGAGCCTAAAGAAGTACTGGATAATGGGGTTATAGATAAAAACCTTAATAAATCCGTAGAAAAAAACAATGTCGTAAAGGATAAACGTATATCCGTACAGGCGTTGAAAGAACGAAATAGAAAAATGAACTTGATTGGGATTAAAAAACCGAATATCAAGGGCAAGGAGAAAAAGAATGGCTAAGAATATTGATCCGACTAAAATTGATCTTCAATGGTTTGGTGATGGCGAGGACACTTTAACGCTTGAACAGGTTAAGGAATTTTTAATCCAGAATAAAGAGAAGCCGGAAATTGTATCATTATTTTCTGAATTGAATCCGCGCCCCGAATTAACCGTTGATGAAGTACGTCCTTTTTTAGAAACGAAGGAAGGGAAGGAATTAATTCAACCTTATGGTGATAAGCGTGTAACGGAAGCTCTTAAAACTTATAAGAATGGGAATTTTGAAGCTGAAGTGAAGGCTAGAGTTGCCGCGAAGTTGCTTGAATTAAATCCTGGTGAGACACCTGAACAAAAACGTATTCGTGAGCTTGAAGAGAAAGACGTTAATAGGGATAAGGAATGGGCGCAAAAAGAATTGCGTTCCCAAATTGAAAAGCTTGCGTTTAAGGAACAGGTTGACCCTGAATTTATTTCTGGAATTAATTTTGGTTCTATTGAAGAAAGCGCTTTATATATTAAGAACTTAAAAGCTAGAGATGAAGTATTAAAGAATAAAGTTACTAATGAGTTATTAGCGAGCGGTTATAAGCCTAAGGCTGGTAAAGGGCAAGATGAAAATAAAATTGATTTATCAAAAATTACTACGGAACAAGCTATCGAGCTTGAAATGAAAGGTGAATTGGATAAGCAAATTTTAAGTAATAGGGAGTAAAATATGAGTTTAAATAATTTTACGCCTGCGTTATGGAGTGCAAAGTTATTTGTTAATCTCCGTAAAACGTTAGTGGCGCGGTCTATTGTTAATATGGATTATGAAGGCGAGATTCGGCAGTTCGGCGATAGGGTAAAGATTAATGAAATTGGCCCTATCACGATTAATGATTATACTAAGTATGCTGATTTGACTTTCCAGCAGCTTACTTCCGCGCAGAAAGAATTAGTCATCGATCAGGCTAAATCTTTTAGCTTTGAAGTCGATGACGTTGATAAAGCGCAGAATAAACCGGCTGTAATGTCTGGTGCTATGGCGCAGGCGGCTTATGATATTGGCGATACTATCGATCAGTATATTTTAGGACTTTATGCTCAGGCTGGTGTTACAAATGCTACGTATATGGGTACTAGCGCTGCGGCTATTTCCGTTTCGTCCGGTAATGTTATTTTGACGCTTTCTTTTATGGGTCGTTATTTAACTGAAAAGAATGTTCCTACTGCAAATCGTTGGATGGTTATTCCGCCTTGGCTTCATCAGAAAATTTTACTTGCTGAAATTGGCGGTATTTCTGCTTCTGCGGTTCCTAAGATTTCAACCGGCCCTGTTGTTCCTGGTTATGTCGGGCAGGCTTTAGGCTTCGATTTCTATGTTTCTAATAATGTTCAGTCTTCGGCAACTTCTGTTTCGGCTATTATGGCTGGAAATAATTCTGCTATTTCTTACGCCGGTCAGATTGAATCGGTTGAGGCTTTACGACTCGAAAAACGTTTCTCTGATGCGGTAAAGGGTCTTTATGTTTATGGTTCTAAAGTTGTCCGGCCCGATGCTTTGGGCGCTGGGCATTTCACTGAAGCGGCTGGTTAATAAAGGAGGTATGATATGGCTAATACTATTATTCCCGCCACTCCCAGTTTAACCGGAGTGACTTCGACCGCCGTTACCTTGCTTACTACGTCTACGTTGACTGTATATGCATCTACGGCGCAGTCTGCATTAAATTTTTCTAAGTTAATTATTCAGTTTCAGGCGGTTACGTCGGTTGCGTCTTCTATTGAATACGTTGCCGGTGATAATTTTTCTGAAATTAATCAGGCGCTTCCTGATGCTATTACGATTCCTTCTGCGGGAACTGTTATTACTATTGGCGGAGCTTCGTTTGAATCTGCTAGGTTTCAGAATTCCGATAGTAAGGTTGAATTTTATAATACCGGTGGGTCGGTTTACGTTACGGCGTTTATGCTTCCTTAATGAAGGTTTTATAGCGAGGCGAAAGATGAATGAAAATAGAGGATATGTAAAAAATAAATCCTTTCGCCTCGCCTTCTTTAAGGAGTATTTATGGCTATTTTAACTGCTAATACAGTAATTTTATACGCGCCTAAGATAAGCGCTTCGGCCGGAACTATTACGGCTTCCGGCTTAATTCCCATTATACAAGAAAGAATAACGTTATTATGTAATAATTATTTTGAATTGAAAGATTTATATTTAGAATCATCGGCAACGTTTAATGCAACGGCTAGAAGTATTGTTTTACCTACTAGTGCTTATTGGGTTAATTATGGATTTCAAGCTAATGATGATATATTAATTTATAATAGTTATCGGAATGATTCTATCGTTACTATTGCGAGTTTAAGTAATGAAACTAATATTTTAACTTCGGCTTGTTCGGTAGTAGATGAATCTTTTAATAATAATACTGGCAATATGATTTATTTTTCTGTAATTAAATGGCCGGTATCCGTTCAACAGGTGGCCGCACAGATGATCTTTTTCGATTATGATATTCGTGATAAAGTTTCTGTTAATGTAAAATCAAGATCATTAGGTCCGTATAGTGAATCATTTACTGATGGCGCAAAAGATGAGCAATATGGATATCCTATAAAAATAATTGAACAATTAAATCCGTTTAGAATAGGGAGGGTGTTTTAATGGGCGGGCCTGGAAGCGGAAGAAAGAAAGGGGTAAGCGGAAATAGTAAAATAATTAATAATAAAAAGATATTAAGAGAAAAAATGATTGCAAATTATAAGGCTAAATTAAAAAAGAAAAGTAGTGTTGATAAATAAAGGATTAAAAATTGTTTAGAGATATGCTTAATTTAGAAAATGCGGTAACAATCTCAAAAACAATTAATAGTTCTGATGGAATGGGTGGATTTTCTTCAACTACTTCCACGGCTATTTTATCTTTATCGGCGTTATGGGTAGTTAATAGCCAATTAAAATATATTTCGGATAAAGTTGCTAAAGATGCCACGCATGTTTTAGCCGTTGAATATGGGACGTATGCGTTTAATTCAGTTGGCGCTACTGGTGAAACTATAATTGAAACCGCATCTTATAATGGCGCTACTTATAAATTAACTGGGTTTGCTGATGATATTATGCAATTACATGAAATAGTTGTTCAAGGATTAGAGAGAATATCATGAATAAAATAATTGTAAGGGCAACTGATTTATTCCGATATTGGATTAAGCAAATATTTTCATACCGTCGGAAACACTGTTTCAATCAGCCTCGTGATCCAGACTTGTCTTACAAGTTACATGCCCTTACATCTCTTATTATAGATTATTTATTAAGTTTTTATAGTCCTTTAGGTTATAAATTATGACAGTAAAAACTACTATTTCAAAACAATGGAACGGAAAAGAAGTAAAAATAAAAGGTAAAAAAGTAGTAAATAAATCATCTTATGAAATTGGATTAGTCATAGAAGGGCAGGCAAAATTATTATGCGCCGTTAATTGGGGTTATTTAGCGGCTAGTATTACTACGCAGGCATTTGATAAAGGAACCTACCCTGAAAATCCAGCAATGTTTCAAGACATTACACCGTACGGTGCTCCGCCTAGTTTATCAGATTTTGATATGACGATTCAAAGCCCTGATAATGATAATTTAGTATTAGTAGGTACGCCTGTATCTTATGGGCCCCATGTAGAATTTGGAACATTAAAAAATAATGCCCAGCCGTTTCTTAGGCCGTCGATGGATTTAGCAATGGGGAAAAGTTTAACGATAATTGAATTTAATAGTAAATTTTATTTTAAAGATTATTTAAATGAATTTTCAAATAAAAAAATGAGTTATAGTAGTATAGAAGGTTTTAAACTCAAATGACGAGTAACCAATTTATTGGATATGTTTTGAACCAAACATCCGCGATTACTAATATTGTTTCAACTAGAATATATCATGGGCTACGCCCAACTGGATCAACGGTGCCGTCTATTAATTATTATGAAGTCGGCGGAGCTGAGTATAAATATGGAATTATTGCTGAACCTTTTTCATTGAACTGTAGGGCAAGCACCTCACAGGGCGCAAGAAATTTAGCATTACAAGTTATTAATTTATTTCATGGAACTGCTTTTTCTGGCATTTATGGAACTATGAATAATTTTACTATTTCAAGATGTTCATTGAGAAGTGATGGGGGTTTGATTCCTGAACCGGAAGAAAACATATTTAATTGCCCGATAGATATTCTATTGGTTTATGAATCAAATACAATTAGTTAAGGAGAAAAATTATGCCTTTATATCAAAACAGTTCGGTTGATTCTACTAAACTTATTATTGGCAACGTTAAAATTGAAACCGCTGCTTATGGAACTTCGGCGGGCGGTA